TACAAGACCGTCATCATTGTCCTCTGGTGCGAGAGCAACGTTAGTTGACCAGTTTTGTAAATCAGTTGTACTAGAGCTAAGTCTCATTGGAGAGTCTCCAACAACAAATGCTGTTAGTCCTCTAGCTGAGTTAAGTGTTACCATTTCACCAATTAGTTCTGGATAACCTGGTGTAGCAATTAAGTTAAAGATACGTGATTCGTCATCTCTAATATCTTGGTTGCTGTTCATTTCGCTTTGTAGAGCTTTTACAATAACTTTACGTTGTGCTTTACGTCCAAAGCTACCTGAACCGTCTGCGTTGTTAGGTGATTCAGTAACCCAACGATTAGCATAATATCCGCTCATCGAAGCATCAGACATTCTAGGGTTTGTAGAATCAATATCTATAGCATCACGCACATAACGCTTAACATTAAATCCGCTTCTACGTGTGTTCCATAAAATCATGCCTTTTGGATATAATGCTGGATCTGGAGCATCTGGATCTAAGAAGTCAGCAATCAACAAGTCAGTAATAGCACCTGCTGTGCCACTATTAGCACCTGCTGTGTTATAACGAGCATCAGCAAATAATACACCTGCTTCAGTTGTTTGATCTGATGTATCTAACAATACCCACTTTGAAGTATCGCTGTTCCATTTGTACACTTTTGGATAGTTTTCTAAATCTGCTGTGCTAATCCATACATCACCTTCGACTAATGCTGTATTATCACTTTGTACAGTTGGAGCACTAGCTGATACAATTGGTCCTGCTGGATCAAGAGCACTCGAACCGCCAACGTTTCCGTCGCCGTTATGATCATAGTTATGATAACCAACCCATGTAGTTCCGTTATGAATCATTAAATCAACTTCGTCTACAACACTGCTATACCATAGCGCACCTGTTTCAGGAGTTGCTGTCGGAGCAGTTGCTTTTGCTGTATATGTTAATACATTCCAGTTACTTGCCATAAATTGTTTTGGATTAGTAGCACTTGAAGTACCAGGTACATAATACAAATTAGAAGTGCTTGTTGGAATAGTAGCATCAAATGCTGTAAATATACTATTCATTGGTGTATTTGTACCATCAACAATTCTAATTTCTCCACCTTTGCTGTGTGAAATAACAAGTTGATTTTTACTGTTTACAGTAGCACTTACATTTGTAAGTCCTGCGGCGTTAATTTGTCCGGCTATTAAATCAGCATCTGATACTGCTGCTGTAGCAGTAAATGATACTGTAACTGGCGAACTCATTGCTGAACTTCCTACAGTTGACTCGCTTAATGTAAATGTATGAGCTGCTGCTGTGTAAGTGCTTGCTGTAATAGCAGCACTTGTAACAGTAGTTGCGCCAGCTGATTGTCTAACATAAAGTTGAGAACTTGCTACTGGTACAGTTGCTTCAGCTACATTAGTTCTTACATAGACAGCTCCTGCTGGTATATTCATTCCGCCGCCTGTGCTATCAATTGCTGCTAATGCTGCGTGATTGCTGTCGTACAGTGGTGCTGAACTTGTTGACCAAGAACTTGAAGTTGAACTCCATTGTTTTACACTATAAGAAGCACCAAGATTTGGATTAGTTGTTTTAATCCAAACACTTCCTGTTGGTCTTGGACCAGCATCTCTAGTTTTCCAAGCTGGCACATTTGTATGTGGATCAATTGCTAGTGTTGGTCTTTGATATGTTGCTGATGTTATACCTGCGTCTGTTAAAACATCATTTGTTGTTGACATTGTTACTGCGGCAAATCCACCTGTTCCGTCATAGAACAAGTTAAGTACACCGCCGGCTGCACTTGCGCTAATACCTGCTGATGTTGCGCCTGCGTCAGCGTTAATATCACTTACGATTTGGTTAATTGTTGTTCCTGTTGTAGTAACAGTTGTATCAGCACCATTGATAGTAAACACAATAGTACCAGTGTTTCCTACAGCATTTGCTGTGTTTCCTACAGCAAATGGCCATGAACCAATCCAATTTGTAGAACCAACTTCTACCCATGTTCCGCCGGAGTTTTTATACCACAAACGATTAATGTTTGTTACAGCAACAATAGCATAATCTCCAACAGCGCCTACACTAGTTTTTGGCGTGTAATCTGCCCCTGAGTAATCTACAACTTTAGTTGTATCAGTAATTGTTAAAGGAACTTTGTTTGTAAAAGTTTGACCATTAGTTGAACTAGCTGCTTCGCCATTCCATTCAAAAATTCCATATTTTGTGTCGTCAGTATCAAACCACCATGCTCCATTAGCAGGATCGCCAGTCACTTCTGTAGCACTGCCTGTCAAGGCACCTAAATCTACATCTGGTCTTACAACATATGCTCTGTTAGCTACGCCTAAATATGAATAAGCAGCTTGTAAACCATATTCGTTTTGCTCGCCGCCATGGATAGGATTACTACTAGCATCTGTATAAAAAAGCGGATCGCCAAATGTTTCAGCAAGTTCTCTTTGTGAACTCATTAAATACACTTTACCTGCGTTTGCTTTAGTAGTACCAGGTGCTATTCCTGTGCCACCTGGATTTGCTTTATCTTGTTTTGTAGCTACAAAAATTAGTGGTGTTGTACCCGGTTCAGCCGGAGTATAAAAACTCTCGTCAATTACGCTAACCTGTACACCTGGTGATGTCAATGCCATTTTAATTTCTCCTCATTGGGTTATCTTGTTGCTATTTGTATTTAGTGAAAATAGGGCAAAATACCGTCAAAATAGCAGTTAACTATGTATTTAATGGTTGACAAATAAACAAATTTACGCTATAGTAGTATAAATTAATATTTACGGAGTAGCGCAAAAATGGCAATTGATTATAAGTTTAACGAAGATAATCTTATAGCAGAATTCAAAGAATATATTGATTCTACATACAAAGGTCATTATTCGCAAAATAAATTTCAATCAACCGAAGTAATCATAGAGCGTGGTCACGGTACCGGATTTTGTATGGGCAATGTAGACAAGTATTCTAATCGATATGGCAAAAAAGGCACTAAGGATGATCATAGGAAAGATTTAATGAAAGTCCTTCACTATGCTTTAATTCAGTTGTACATACATGACAACGATCTTTAACCTATAACAAATCCATAGCCAGTTCCGCCAGCTAAAGAAAGTGCTACTTCGGCATCTAATTTTTCCATCTCAGCTTGTGCTTCAGCTTTGAGACTTGCTCCGTTTAGACTAGTTCCGCCTTGAGGGCCTGCTATAGTGGCAAACTTTTCACGAGCTTCGCCTAGCATGTATTTACATCCAGCAAGTGTATAATCTTTTATCCATTGTTTTGCTTTGTAATCAGCTAATAATTGGTTATCTGGACGATAATTGTAACACCATAATAGCACTTCTTCTTGTGCTCTAGGACGTTGTAAAATTGTTAATAATTTTGTTGAACTATTCCAAGTAAATTCTATATAGCTACCAAACATACGTCCAACTAATTCTTGTCTTTGCGCAAATAATTCGTAAGAAGCTAAACCACCAACACCACTGGCTGCTAACAAATATGTATTTGTGTATGCCAAATTAAAAGGTTCAAACAAACTTCCGCCATCGCCGCCGCCAGTACGTGAGCCAACACTACGTCTATAAATTTGTCTTACTTCTTCAATTTCGTGCGGTAACGTATAACTGTTTCTATCTTCTTCGAGTTCTAGCGATACAAAACTTTCTTCTACACTATGCTCTGTTCGTTGTCTATACTTTGATAGAGCTTTTGTTAAAGCACTTTCATAATGTATAGGATCTAACTCTACATCAACCATGCCGCCTCCAAGGAAAGCGTTTACATAATCAAATATTTCTTGTTTTTGTGTTACTAGATCTGCCATTATTAATCTCCAATAGTATTTATGCTAAATATACGTATGCCACGCTTATCATTATATAGACCAAACAAAACAGCCGATTATGAATTTTTAGATAAAGTTATCTATGAACAATTCAGTATTGGCGGCACTGATATTAACATACACAAATACCTTGGTCCAAAAAATCCTAACGAATCTGATGCTACTCCAGATCAACCGCAATATGATGCTGTTGCTGAAACTAATATCCAAGATTTAGTGTTCTTAGAAAACAGAGATAGAAAATATGACCCTGATATTTACACATTACGTGCTATATACAATGTAAGTGATACAGATTTTAATTTAAGCCAGTTTGGATTATTTTTACAAAACGATACTTTGTTTATGACTATACATATTAATAGTAGTGTTAAAACATTAGGTAGAAAAATATTAAGTGGCGATGTTATAGAGTTTCCTCATTTATTAGACGAATATGCGCTAAATGATTACAGTGTAGCATTAAAACGTTTTTATGTAGTAGAAGATGTTAATAGAGCAGCAGAAGGGTTTTCACAAACTTGGTATCCACACTTATATCGTGTAAAATTAAAACAAATATACGACGGACAAGAATTTAGTGACATATTAGATTTACCAGCAGGAGATGATGCTGATAATACATTACGTGATGTATTAAGTACATTTGAAACTGAAATGAATATCAATAATGCTATAGTTGCCAAAGCAGAAGCTGATGCTGCTAAGTCAGGTTATGATACTTCAAATCTTTATACGTTACAAGTAGATGCCGCTGGCACTCCGGAATTAGTAACAACAGATATTACAACACTTGATGCTTCGCAACAAGGATTATTAGTAGATCGTATTTCTCAAACTCCTACTCGAGAAGGATATCAAGGATATTTACTAGGTGATAATATTGCTCCAAATGGCGAATCGTTTGGTAGTGGCATAACATTTCCAAGTGTAAATGTTAACGGTGATTATTTTTTACGAACTGATATGATGCCTAATAGATTGTTTAGGTATGATGGTTCACGCTGGCTGAAAGTTGAAGATGGTGTACGAATGACTCTTACAAATACAAATACACGTTCAACACAAAAAACTTCCTTTATTAATAATACTACTACATCAAGTATCGGCGGCGAACAAGTTATTGAAAGACAAAGTTTGTCAAAAGCATTACGAGCAAAGGCAGATAATTAATGCAACATTTTTATGACGGACAAGTTAAAAGATATTTAACACAAATAATTAGATTAATTAGTGGGTTCAAATACAAAGATGGCAGCGGTACCGAAAAATCTATTCCAGTAGCTTACGGAGATTTAACAAGGCAAGTTGCTAACATAATTAAAGATAATAGCGAAAACAAACTTCCTAGTGTGCCAAGAATGGCAGTTTATATAACAGGACTAGAACTTGATAGAGAACGTCTTGCTGATGCTAGTTATGTAGAAAAGGTAAACATAAGAGAACGAGCATATAACGAAGCCGGAGAAGAATATTTAAACACACAAGGTAAAAATTATACTGTAGAAAGATTAATGCCAACTCCGTATTTGCTTAGAGTAAACCTTGATATATGGAGTAGTAATACGGATCAAAAATTACAAATTATGGAGCAAATATTAATGATGTTTAATCCTAGTTTGGAAATACAAACTACTGATAATTATATTGATTGGACTAGTTTGACTACTGTATATTTAGAACAAATTATGTTTAGTAATAGAACACAGCCTATTGGAGTAGATAGCGAAATAGACGTAGGCACACTTTCCTTTAGCACTCCAATATTTATATCACCACCAACTAAAGTTAAAAAACTTGGCGTAATTACACAAATTGTAGCAAACATTTTTGACGAAACAAAAGGCACTGTTGATTTAGGACAATCTATGCCTACATTAGAAGCGTATGCTGAAACACCTATCCCACTTACTAAAACAACAAGCATCAACAGTGATCCTGCTACTAAAACAGATATCACTGCTAACTTAGATACACGAGGTACAATAGCAGCAACATTTAAAAATTATGGATTGTATGTTATTGGCACTACAGCACAATTAGTAGACAGATCTGTAGTAGGAAAAGTAAACTGGCGTAATGTTATAGAAACTTATCCAGGTACATACACTGCTGGATTAAGTCAAATTAGATTACAAACTGTAACAGGATCTTACATTGTAGGTTATATAACTATAAATCCATTAGATGAAACAAAACTTACTATTTCTTGGGATAGTGATACATTACCAACTGGAGATGTTATTTCAGGACCAGCAAGAAATGCTAATTCTTACACTAGTTTTGACAAAATTGTAGAACCACAAAAATACAATCCTACCGAAGATAAAGTAGCAGGTTTTAGAATTTTAGTATTAGATCCTATAAACAATAGTGAAAATGTAGGAGGAAATGTAGGAGATACACCGTACAACTATGTTTATGACGGGCCTGACGCTTGGAAAAATAACGACGGCACTGACTTTGTAGCAAACGCTAATGATGTAATAGAATGGGATGGTGCTAGATGGCACACAGTAATTGATTCAACAGATAGCACTAACGGTGTTAATCAAAAGAACTTAGCAACAGGTGTAATTTATACATGGACTGGCGAAGAGTGGATTCAAGCATACGAAGGTGAATATTCACATGGAACATGGCTAGTACTACTTGATCCATAACTATATATATGAAGAACATAG